ACACGCCAAGCAGATCAGATGCGACGGACGCGGAATGTGCGGTCGATGCTGCACGGCACCGCCGCACTCTTCGCAGGTACCGACTTCGTTGTCGGTGAACATCGACCACTCGTCGGTGCTGATGCAGACGATGAATGGGATCTCGTCATCGATCATTCTGCACGTCGTAAATCTTCCCGCCGCTGCCGTACGTCGAATTGGTGTAGCTGACCGCCGCTGCCCACGACCACTGATCCAGGACGTAGCAGGCGAAGTCGCGTTCGCTGATGTCGATCAGTTCGTCCACGCTCATCTCCAGCATCGCGATGGCGCGGTCATAATCGCTCGTCTGATCGATAGGCGCTTTCAGGCCGACCGACCGGCGGATGCGTTTGTTGGCGCGCACTTCGGCGAGCATCGCGTCCAACTCTTCGATGACGGCCTGCCGGTAATTCTCTTGTGCCTTCAGGAACAGATCGCGATGGGCCGTGCGATTCGCCTTCAGCTTGTCCAATAGATCCACGCGCTTCACCTTGATGTCGTCCATCAGTCATCCCCCTCTTTGTCGAAAAACGACAGGACGCGTGCGCGCTCGGCATCGTCCAGGTCTGGATCGTTTTCGATATCTTCCCGTGTGATTCTTCGTATCTCCATGCCGTCCGGTAGGTCTTCCGGGTGGAGATGGATGCCGCCCTGAATCATCCCCAACACCTTCGCCAGTTCGGCAAGATCGCCGCTCTCGGGTTGAATCGGTACGTCGCCGAGATGTTTGGTTTCCGCCATGTGCGCGGCAAAGGCGTCCGGGTCCGTCGTCGTGAAACCGCAGACGTGGCAATTGAGCGTGATGGGCGTAGGCATTTCAGTACTCCCCCGGCTTCAGCTTGCCCGCAGCGGCAAGTGCCTTGTACTCGGCGGGCGGCAGCCACTGGCCGACCGATGGTACCCACCGCCACGCCATTTGCAGCGTTTCCATCGGCGCGTGCATGCCTTTGCGGATGTACTGATTGCAGTCCACGACCGGTTGCAGGATCGGGCCGTGGAAGTTGTCACATTCGTACCAGATATCGGCGAGACGCGTGCCTTTACGCTTGCGAACGTTGGCGCACGAGTCGCACAGGGTCTCGTCGTGCTTCGGTGTGCCGTTGATGATGCGGAGTCGCATTTAGTTGTCTCGCGCTTTTCGCCGACGTAGAAAATCCTGAAACAGTCCTTCCGCCTTCTGTCGATTCTCCGGCGTGGCCAGATCGAAGACGTGCTCTTCGCTGACGCCCTGCGACAGATCGATGCCTGCCAGTTTGCACACCTTCGGCAGAATGCGGGCCAGCGTTTCGATATGTGGCGTGGCGAATCTGTACACGCCGCCTTCGCACTGTTCGCACTTGATCGTCAACGTCGTCATCTCGCCGTCGGATTCGACGGTGACAAAACACAGATGTTTCTTGCTCATAGCTCAGTTCGCGCAGCGGCAAATCAGATGGTACGCGAGCAAGATCGCCGCGTAGATGACGATCATGGCGACAATGATCCGGTACTCCCAATCGATCTCGCGCACGCTCAGAAGATCCAATGCCACGCCTTCGCAATGTGGAGGGGGCGGGTACGGCAGTCTCAACCCGGTAGGACTACCAACCATCAACAACAGGAACCACCAACCAACAACCACAAACCACCAACAGGTTTGTATGAGCGATTACACGTCGCTTTGCTGCTGATGCAGCGGTACCGCAAGGGGATGGAGAAGTTTTTCGACCGGCCATCTCGTTCAGCCTTGCGCGCTCTCCCGGTCTAGGATTGTCGCCCTGCCGTCCCGCGCCCCGCAAATTTATTCGATGGTACCGAGCGCGCTTTCGTCGGCGTCGTAGCCAATCACCGCCGTGATGGCGTTCGTCGCCTTCAACGCGCTGTCCAGCTTTCGCATTTCACGAGCGATGCGATCTACCAACCTGTCCAGCGCCTTCACGTCGTACGTCGGTTCCTGTACCGACTCTTTATCCGCCCCGATGCCCCGGAACTGGCGCACGCGGTACGAATTCTGATTCCGCAGGGCGACCAGTTCGGCGTGCCGCGCTTGCAACGTCTTCTGCCAGATCATCGCTTCATTGATTGTCATCCGCTGACTCCTTCCGTTCGTCTAGGATCCGATACAGCCATCCCGACAGCAGCCCCATGTGCAGGTACATGACCGAGCGTGGTGTGCGCTCGGCGCGGTCCAGGTCGCGATAGTACACATCGATCTCGCGTGCAATGTACGCGGGATCGTCGCTCGTCATGATCCGCTGACAGCGCAGCCGGTCATCCGCCGTGAGCGTCTTCAGGGTATCCATCAGTGCATCGTCTCCGGTTTGTCCCCGACCTGAATCTCGTACTGCACATCGGGCGGAATCAGCGACTTCGCCAAATCGATCAGGTTTTGTGGCAGGTAGCCGGGCGGCGTATGCGCGATCATGATCGCGAACCCGGCCAGCTTGGCGTACTGCTCGCCGTGCGCTCCGATCTTCTTCGCCATCACGTCGTACTTCGCCCGGTGCTCGTCCCATTCGCGCAACCGTCGCTTCCATCGCGTGATGATGAACGTGTTGGTGAATGCCGCGCCGAAGTTCGCGCCGATGGCGACCCACGAGATCCAGGTCATCGATTCAACGTCCACCCTTCCGGGGTCAGCTTCAGAATCCCTCGCTGTTTCAGTTCCTGAATCGCCGGGCCAATCGCCGACAGGCTGCCTTGGTACCCGCCGACCTTCAGGTAGTCCAGCAGATCGCGGAACTTCATCGGTTGTGGATGTGTCGTCTCCAACACCGCCGGGATCGCCCGCGATGGCCCCATGTCCATCACGCTGACGGGTTCGGGCGGCGGCGTGGCGGGCGACCGGCGCTGCATCACTTCCGGCTCTGGCGGCGCAGTCGCGACAGCGCGCCGATGGTACGGCCGCTTCACGCGTGGCGCGGGCGGCGGCGGCGGCGCAGGCGGTACGCGCTCGTCATCCACGAGCCTGTTCAGGTCATCGATGAATTCGTCGATGTTGAGCGGCGGCACCGGCAGTGTGTTGTCGTCCAGATCGACCGGCACAAACGTGCGGTACCGCTCGGCGAACCGGACGAAGCGCTCCACATCGGAGACCACGGCCCACCGCTGCAATTCATCTAGCCGGTAATACATTTGTCCATCGGAGTACGACGGACGCGGCCCCCGATGTTCGTCGCGCCAGGAGTACAGCGTGTTTTCCGACACGCCAATCAGGCGGGCGGCGTACGACAGATCCACGAGCGTGGAGGGGGGCAGAGGAAAAGACAGCGAGAGAATCATGCGCGGTCTGACTCCTTGTTCCGCGCATGATACCGCGATCAGATCACGATTGCCACCACGTCAAATGACCGGTTTGGTGTCGTTCGTGTCCGCTCGTGTGCGCCGACGCGTGCGCGTCGGCGATTGCGTCACGACTTCCGCCCCAATCGCGCCATGCTGGCCGATCCGCATGCGGCGCGCCAGTTCCTGAAGCTCATGCATGGCGGCGATGGCCTGTTTCAGCGTGCCGTACTCGGCCAAATAAAAGCCGACCACCACATCATGCTCGGCCGTTTGCGGATTCGTGATGTGCCCATGCTCATCCACGAGCGCGGTCACGTCGTACAGGGTCGCTTCAATCGCGAAAAACTTCCGGGGCGTACCGGGCGGTTTGCCTGCCATGACCGGCGACGGTAACACACCGGCAGATCACGCTTTACGTGGTGTCCAGCGTGGTGTATACGTGTTTTCCACCACAGCTATGGGCGCGGAAGCGACGGCACGCGACATGCGCCGGGCGGCGCGGAAGCTGATCGGGGACCAAGGCGTCCAGATCATCGAACGGCACTCGGCCATCCTCAACGAACACGCGATCAGCCTGAACGGGCTGCTGGCCAGCGACGGCAAGCAGGGCGCGCAGATTGCCGCCATCGAAGTGCGGCGGCACATCGACCGGCGCATGCTGGACGATTTCATCGGCCGCAACTGGCGCGCCCGGCTGCGGTGGCTCTTCACCGGGGCGTGACGATGGCCGGATTCGACGATCTCACGCCGTATTCCCGCCCCGACACCGCAACTGCGGATGGTGCGACCGCCGTTGCGGACCCGCCCGTGCAATCGAAGAAGACGCGTAACGTCAAACAGTTTCTGCGACTCGCCCGCGAGCGCTTCAAGCTCGGCCAAGAAGCGGAAAAGACGCAGCGCGAGCGCGAACTGGACGATCTGCGGTTTTACGCGGGCGATCAGTGGCCGAAGGACGTGCGCGATCAGCGCGACGGCCAGAACGCGACGAACAACCTGCCTGCGGTGCCTGCCCGCCCCTGCATCACGATCAACAAAACCCGCGAACCGATCCGGCAAGTGCTCAACCAGGAGCGCGGCGCGGATATCGGTATCGAACTCGTGCCCGCCGACGACTTCGGCGAACTCGGCGTGCCCATCGATCAACCGGAGATCGATCTGCGCGAAGGGATCGTGCGCCGCATTCAGCGCGAGAGCGAAGCGCACGACGCCAGGACGTGGGCGTTTGCGCGGGCGTGCCAAGCCGGGCGCGGGTTCTATGCGGTCCTGACGCGGTACCTGCCGGGCAAGACCCGCGATCAAGAGATTTACCTGCAACGCATCTTTAATCAGGCGTCGGTGACGCTGGATCCGTCGCATGAACAACCCGACGGGTCGGATTGCGAATGGGAATTCATCGGCACGTGGATCCCGTGGGACCGCTACCGGATCGAATATCCGCGTGCGGCGAGCGGGGGGCCGAACAAAGTCGCGATGGCGAGCGATGAAGAGTTTGCCGCCTTCGGCGAAGAGTACCCGGACTGGTTCAAGGCGGAAGGGGAGACGCGCTCGGTGCGCGTGGTCGATTACTGGTTCGTGGAGCACGATGCGCGCACGCTCGTGATGCTCGCCGACGGGCGCGACGTATGGCAGGACGAACTGGCCGACGACGATGACACGAAGGGATCCGAGACGCGCACCGTCGATGACAAGAAAGTCTTTTGGACGAAGATCGACGCCACGCAGATTCTGGACGAAACCGAATGGCCGGTGGAATTCCTGCCGATCATCAAGGTGCTCGGCGAAGAGCTACAGCCCTACGACCGAGAGCGGCGTGTCGAAGGCATGGTGCGGCCGATGCGCGAGTCGGCCCAAGGCTTCAACTACATGGTGTCGTCGCTCGTGGAGCGCATCGGATTGGCCCCGCTGCCCCCGCTGATGACGGCGGAAGGCCAGGTCGAAGGTTACGAAGCGTGGTATCAGGCGGCGAATACGCGCACGCTGCCGTACCTGCCATATCGTTCGCGGGATCTAGAGGGGAATCAGGCGAATCCGCCATTTCGCACCGACACCGGCTTGGGCGCGATCATCGGCCCGCTGTCGGAATCGGTGCAGATGTTCAACGACGCGATTCAATCGGTCAGCAGCATCCACGATCCCTCACTCGGCAAATACGACGGCAGTGCTCGGAGCGGCCGGGCGATTCTCGCGCTCCAGCAGCAGGGATCGCAGGGCACGAGCAACTACATCGACAATCTGGCGCGTTCGATCCGCTACGAAGGCAAGATCATCAACGCGCTGCTCTATCCGATCTACGGCCGTCCAGGGCGGATCGCCCGGCTGCTGGACCCCAACGGCGATGCGTCCACGGTCATGCTGCATCAGTCGTTCATCAGGAACGCGAACGGTCTGCCCGTGGCCGCGCCACAGGGACAGCAGGGCGCGGAAAAGTTCACGCTGACCAAAGGCGCGCAGTTCACCGTCAGCGTGAAGGTGACGCGCACGTTTGACCGGCGGCGCGAGCAAGAAGCGCAGACCCTTGCCGAACTCCTGCAATCGACGCCGCAACTGATGGGCGTACTCGGCGATCTCTTCTTCAAGAATCAGGACGGGCCGGGCCACGACGAAATGGCTGAACGCGTGCGCGCCACGCTGGACCCGCGTGTCCTTGCCGTCGTCAACGCGAAGAATCAGGGAACGCCATCGCCGCAGCAAATGGTGCAGATGCAACAGCAGATGCAGCAGATGCAGCAGGCGTTGCAGCAAGCCCAGCAGCAGATTCAGAGCGACACCGCGAAGTACCA